ATACACCTTTGCGGTGCGGCTGTGCGACAACGAGGTGGACCGGGACTTTGAGCGGTTTGACGAGGCGGCGCTGAACGCGCTGGGAAATTTGTTTGTGGGAAAAAGCGGTGTGTTTGACCACCAGTGGTCCGCGCTGGGGCAGACGGCCCGGATTTATCGGACGGAGCTGGTGCGCGAAGCAGGCCGCAGCACGGCGGCGGGAGACGGCTACTGCTATCTCAAGGCGTGGGCCTATCTGATGAAGACCGGGAAAAACGCGGACCTGATTGCGGAGATTGAGGGCGGCATTAAAAAGGAAGTATCTGTTGGGTGCGCGGTGGGACGGAGTGTTTGCTCCGTATGCGGCGAGGAAAGCGGAAGCTGCCAGCACCAGAAGGGTCAGAGCTATGGCGGGAAGCTGTGTTACGTGGAGCTTCGGGAGCCCAAGGACGCCTATGAGTGGTCCTTTGTGGCGGTGCCTGCACAGAGAGAGGCGGGCGTGATGAAGCGCTTCGGCGGTCAGTCGGGTGCGGAACTGGAGCAGTATGTGGGACAAAGGAAGGAATTTCAGGAGACTTGGGACACCCTGCGCAAGCAGGCGGAGCTGGGGCGGAATTACCTTTCTGGGCTGCGCCGGGAGGTGGTGCGGCTGGCGCTGGTGAGCGATGAGGCTTTGGACGGAACGGTGTTTCAGTCCATCGCGGATAAGCTGGAGGAGGCGGAGCTGCTGGAGCTGAAAAAAGCCTATGAGGCACAGGCAGAAAAGGTGTTTTCCGTGCAGCTTCGCCGGGCGGACCGGGGTGCGGAACGGGGAGACGGCGAACTGTTTCGAGTGTGACGCGATCCCCGGGGTATTGGGAAAGGGCCGGAAAGCGATGGCAGCGACGGATATATCAGGCGGCTTTTTGGTGTTTTCAGAGTAGATAAATTTTGAGGAGGAGTACGATGAACATTTCTTTTGAGGGAATCGGACAGTGGGCGGCAACCTTTTCCTGCACTGAGATACGGGAAGGCGAAATGGTGAAGGTCAGCGGAAGCGGAGCCGTCGGCTTTTGCGGCGAGGGGGAGGACTTCTGCGGACAGGTAATTTCCATGGGCAAGGGCGGTGACGCCTGCGCGGTGCAGCTTGGCGGGTTTGTCACCGCTGGTTACACAGGAAACGCGCCGGGGTTGGGCTGGTGCGGCCTGAGCGGCGACGGTGACGGCGGCGTAAAGTCGGACGCGGAGGGTCGGAAGTATCTGGTGGCAGAGGTGGACGCAGCGGCGGGCACTGTCACCTTCGCACTTTAAGAAGGAGGAAGAAGTATGGCTTATCATTACGAGAACATCAAGCTGGAAAAAGGGATGTACGGCAGAGCGGGCAGCAGCTTTTCCAAAACATTGGAGGAGCTGGACCCCAGTGAAAATTACAGGGGGACCCCGGCGGAGGGGCTGGACGCGTTTCAGCGCCAGCTCAAGCGCTTTGACATCAAGGTGAAGGGTGCGGGCAGCGACATGGTGGAGAAATTTTTCAAGACCAGCGATTCCGCCGTGCTGTTCCCGGAGTTTGTCTCTCGCGTGGTGCGTCAGGGCATGGAGGAAGAGAGCATTCTGCCCTCCATCACCGCCACGGTGACCAATTTCGAGGGAATGGACTATCGCTCTATTGCCTCTGTGCCCACGGAGAAGGAAAAAGAGCTCAAGCGCGTGGAGGAGGGCGGCGCGATTCCTGCCACCA